GGCCCACACTTGCCCTGCGTCTCCGCCCCACAATGCCCATGCAATGCGGCCTGCGGATGGGAATCCGTCTTCATCTGGTTGAAAACCCTGTCCGTTTTTATCAACTTCGTGCCGTGAAAAAAACGAGTGCATTCTTTTAACGGTATCGTCGGACAAGTTCTTGCCGTTGCTGATGTCGCGAGCGCGTGCAACTCCGACCGCTGTCCCGCCTCGGTTGTATTCTTCGCGCCACGCCAAGCCCTTTAGCGCCTCTTCAACCATTCCCTTGCTTGGCTTGTTCTCGTCTGCGAGATCAACTTGCTTGGCTTGCTCTGTCTGTATTGGCTCTGGCTGTGGCTCTTCTTGCGCGATAGGTGCGGCAATAGGTGCGGCGGCTTGAATGGGAATGATAGAATCTGAAATATATTCTGATGGAATATCCATTTCTGTTCCGAGAGCGACGATCATTGCAGCCTCCTTCGCCCTTGCGCGGAGTGCCTCTTCGTAGTCCTCGCCCATGTCGGAATAAATCTGGCCGGCAGTCTTCAAGCCAGCTTTCCACAAAGCGATGTCGGCATTCGCTTCGCGTCCGTAGTCAATCGAAACCTTTGCAGGCCAGCACCAGCGGCCATCGAGCAAGTATTCGGAATCTGGAATGAGTCCACGCGAAGCGGCGTCGAGAAGGATAACATTCTTGATTCGGTTTAAAAACTGACCTTCAAGCAGTCCACGCCACCGGAGGAATGTGCGCTCGGCCATCGCCGCCTCCATGCGAGCCATAGGGCCGCTCTTGTCTGCATCGAACGCGAAGCCGTAGGGCAAGCCGACTGCCATGCAAATGTGCGCTTGAACCAAGCGAATGAACTCTCCGAATGCTCCGGTCGGACGATCCGACTTGAACATTTCCATCTTCTCGCCTGCGCTCACATAGTTGACCGTGCCCGGATCGAGAGACTGCAATCGCGCAACTTGGCCTTGGTCATTTGAGTTGCCGCGTGCGAAGTAATCGCCAGCGTCGGCTGCGCCTTATTCGGTGGTGATGACTCCGGACTGATACGAAGCGTATTTGATCGCCTGCACTTCGGCTTTTATCGCTTCTTGCAGATCGCGCGTTGCGTTTAACGCAGTAGCGAAAGCACTCCGCCCACGATATTCATCAAGTCGCGCTGCGTCGAATAGGTGGATAAACTCTTTTGCAGGAATATCAGTAGGAGAAATGTACTGGTTATTAATAGTACGCGTGAAAATTGTGTATGAAACGGGTCTTCCATAGTCGTCTACGTTGATACCTCCGATATATTTATCCGTGTCCGTTCGATCGTAAGGCGAGCCGATGCGGTCAGCCTCAACGCTTTGCAATTTCAAATCTTCTTTGTCACGAACAATAATAAATCCACAATCGCCATCTCGAAGCATTGCGGTAACGGCGAGTTGCAACAGCGTTGTAAAGTTATGACGCCCAAGAAAATCACAATCGTTGCACCATTTATTCCAGTAGCGTTCGATAGCGGTGTCCGCTTCGCGGTTGCCGGTGCGGGCTTGGTATGCGATGCGCCCCGAAACATACGTTGCAAATTTGAGAAGGAGAGAACGGACAGGCGGGAAATTGTCTGCGAGATCGCGAGCGGCGCGGATGAGCGCGAAGCGTTCGCGAGTTCCTGCCGTGTCTTCGCCACCGGATACTCCACGGCTGATGCCGCGCTTTTCAGAAGTCAATGCAGAATCGAAGCGTCCGAAGTTTCGCAACTTCGCCTGGTTGACCATGCGATCCAGAGCGGCCTTGGGCGCAACAAGAGAAAGGGCTTTTGTGATGATGTCTTGCGTCATGGTCGTTGCGTCGGAAACGTCGGCGTGAACCTTCTTACACGAGATCCGCTCGCATTGTCAATAGCGGCCTGTAATTCTTTGATCGTCTGTGCGACCTCGGCAAGATTAGCGCGAGTGAAGCTACGCCCCGCGATGCTGTAGCTGGCGCCGGCAATGGCAATTGCTTTTAAGCAAGCCGTGAAATCGGTCTGTAATTCTTGCAATGTTGCAAGCGGCAGACCGAAGAATGATTTGTTCATCGCCATTTAAATGTTCGTTGTGTCAAAAATAAACCCTAGCCCAAAGCGTCCTTCGGATTCATCTGTCGATTCAGAATGTCTGTTGCGCATGGCAAGCCAGCCAGATGGCGTGACGGGTCACGCATTGGAAGATATGTCAAAAGTAACTGCCGATCATTTTCGTAACGCCACGAAATTGATTACTCACCTATCGGAAGAACGCCTGCAAGCATAGCGGATGCAAGCGCGATACATTCGCAGTCCCAAAGATGGTTCGGCCTGCCGCCGATGCGAACCCATCGTTGCTCGACTTGTTTGGTCTTGGAGTTGGTGACGTCCTTCTTCATCTCCGATAGCATTTGCTTTCGGTAGTCATCCGACACGTCACGCGCAACTTCCCATTTCGGCACAGCGTCAGCCTGGCGAAGTGAAGCCAATTTATCTTTTATACCTTCGTTGGAAAAAAAGAAATACGCGCACTTGAGTCCGTCCGATCCGGCTTGCGCTCCTTCGATCTTGGAGACAAAACGCCGCGTGCGCCGTCCGTTGTCGATATGGTAAAAGCCGTCCTGTCCCGATCCGTGCGAAGCCGTCCACCCACGTCGAGCACATTGCTCGTAGACCAACGGAGTGTCGTAGCCTGCATCAACGACAACGCATCGAGGAACAACATCGAACTGCTGTTGAATGGCGTCGAGCGTCTCCCACGTCAGCGGCCTTGACTCATGCAATAGCATCGATGACCCATCCACGCGGAAGGCGCGGACGACAGCCCAGAAGTGGTCGCGTTGTTTGTCCACGCACATAAAGCGTCTGTGCTCTCCGTCGATCTTTTGTCCTTCGAGATATTCGGCCTTCGCGTAGTCGCCGGTAGTGATCTCCGGCAGATCGCTCGTCACTTCGTCCTGCCAAGTCTGCGCCTTGCGCTTTTGGATAAATTGTTTTAACGGCTCCAGGTTGCCGCTCGACTTGGCTTCGTTGGCTTCGATCCACTCCTTGACGATAGAAAACCAAGGTATCCACCAGACGGCGTAGGCCGGATACTCGAACGAGCGATGCCCCCGCACCGGATGCGGGTTGAGTGCGCGGTAGCTTGCAGTATTTGCAAGGTTGCGTCGAGTGCTCGCGTCGTCTTTGTAGCGCGTTTCGCAGTGCTCGCACTTCATTCGCACCGAGTCCTGCACTTTATCCCACAGAATTCCTCCCTTGTCGTCGCGTTCGGTCGTGTATTCGATCTGGTCGAATAGGTATCTCTGCCAGTTCCCACAATGGGAACAAGTCCAGCCCCACACTTCTCGCGTTCCGCTGTCCCATTCGGCGTCTGCCTCATGTCCTGCGTCCCATCCCTGCGACACTAAAAGCGTCTTCCGGTTCCATCTGTCGTGATGTCGCGCCTTGAGTTCTTTTATCATGCCGCTTTTCCACCGCCAAACTTCGTCGCCGATGCAGTAGCGCATCGATTTTTCTTGAAGGTTCGTCATGTTCGCGCCCCCTGCGAACAATACCATATGTGGGAAAAGTATAGTCGTTTTTCTGAGGGAATGGCGGTCTTCTGGGAATAGGTCTTTGACCGGCTGGCATTCGTTGAAGATCGGAAGCAGTCGCGACTCCGTCCAGTCCTTGACCATGTCATCAGTCTGTCCTACGAAAAGAGTAGGCCCAGGCTTTTGTGCAACGATGAAGCAGGCGAGCGTTTCCATCATCGTTGTCTTGCCGCCGCCAGTCGGTGCGCGAAGAAATACTTGCGTCGTCTCGTCATCACTTGCCGCTAGCAACGGAGCGTTGAGCCACGGCGCCACCGACGGATCGAAGCGCGAAGCGCGATCCGAGTTCGGAAAGCTGACGTGATCGCTTGCCCAATCTAAAATTGTTCCGTCGAACGCGAGTTTGATTCCGTCTCGGATGCCTTGTGCTAGTGGGTTCATCGCATTCCAAAAATTTGTTTGAGCGCGTCTACATTCGCAGACGCCGGTTGTTTAGAACTCGGCTCCTCTTCTCCGTCATACATTGCAACTTC